AAAGGGAGCCACCCAAGAAGACCAAGGGACCGACCAAGACCGAACTCGCGTACCGGGCGGAAGTCATAGACCGAAACCCGATCATCCAGGTCGTAGGGTTCCAGGCAATCACGGTCCGGCTAGCGAACGGGCACCGGTATACCCCGGACTGGTGTTTCGTCGCCGGTGACCGCCTCCACCTGGTTGAAGTCAAAGGCAGTTACCGGCTGGGCAGCTACCAGCGGGCACGGCTGGCGTTTGACCAGGCGCGGATCGAGCACTCATGGGCGGTTTGGATCTGGGCGGAACGGACGAATGATGGAGGGTGGAAAAATGATTGACGCAACTATATTTCAGCGAAAGGAGGCCGATATGGTCCCCAACGGAGGCGGAAACCGGCTAGCCGCGTGTAACGCTGTACCCGAGGGGCTACGCGAAACCAACAACCTGGCAGGCCTGCCAGCGGGCGTTATGATCGACCCCGCTGGCGGTCGTCTGCCCAACGACTTCATGCGGCGGATGACGGCAAAGGTCAAAGCCCATCGGGCTGGAAAGGCGGTGTCCCGTGCCTGACTGTCACAAGTGCCCCTACGATGGCAAGGGATCAACCGAGTGCGTACGCTGTGCCGGACCGGCTGACACGAGCCACGCCGGGCGGTCGCATGTCTCGATCGACGCCGGCGAACCGGATGCCGAAAAGTATGGCATGGTCGAGGCCGTCACCCGCGGGGCTCCGGTCCCGCAATCTGCGGCTCCGATCAATCCGGACCGGGCCGCCATGATCGCGTTCATGCAACAGGTTTTGGACCTGGACCCGAAGACGCTGGGCATCGTGCGGATGCGGTTCAAGAACCCGGTAACCCCGTTGAAGGTGATCGCGCGTCGGTTCCGGATCAGCACGCAGGCGGCGCACTATCGCCTGAAGAAGCTGGCGAACACATGGCCGGGGGTCAGAATACTGGTGGGTTTGAACCTGAAACGGTAATGGCCAGCCTAACCAACAACTCAAACCTGTCGTATCTGGACCAGCAACTCCGGATGCTGGCTGATATTCTGATCGACCTTGCCATTGAGGACTTGACCAATGAAGCCTCCAAGGGGGATAATCCCACGCATGAAAGCAGTGATCTACACCCGGGTGTCAACAGCCGAACAGGCAGACACCGGGACAAGCCTGGCAACGCAGGAACAGGCATGCCGCACCTGGTGCAAAGCAAACGGCTATGATACCGGCCCCCTGTTTTCCGATGCCGGCGAATCGGCAAAGACGGCGGACCGCCCGCAGTTCATCGCCCTGCTTGCCTGGTGCAAGGAACACCGGCCGGACGCCGTGGTGGTGTGGAAGTTCGACCGCTGGGCGCGCAACAGCACTGACCACGCTGTCGCCTGTGCTGCCCTGGGCAAGTACGGTACCCGCTTGATTTCCGCCACAGAGGCTGCCACGGATGACCCGGCCGGCAGACTGTTGCAGACCATCCTGTCCGGGATCGCCCAGTTTGACAACGAGGTCCGCGCGGAACGGGTCAAAACCGCTATGCGCGAGACTGCCCGCCGCGGTGGCTGGTTCACCTATGCCCCTTATGGGTTCAAGTCCGGCCGGTCCGATTCAACCCCGATTCTGGTCGAGGATCCGGAACGCGGTCCGATTGTGCGGGAGATGTTCACCGGCCTGGCTGATGGCCGGCGGACTCTGGCGCAGACGATCACCTACGCCGGCGAGTTCAAGATCAACAAGAATTCCGCCCGGCAGATGCTGCGCGCCCCGGTGTATGGCGGCATTATCCGGTCCACCCTGACCGATAACCAGGAGATCCAGGCGGCGTTCCCCGGCATCGTATCGGCTGACACCTGGCGCCAGGCACAGATGATCATGGCCGGCCGAAGTGTTGCCCCTCGCCGGCCGCGTCCTGAATGGCCGTTGCGGTGCCTGTTGCGGTGCCCCCAGTGTGGCCTGTTTGTCACCGCCTGCAGCTCCAAGGGGCACGGCGGGACATACGAGTATTATCAATGCAGCCGCGGGCATGTTCGCGCCAGGGTGGCGGATGTGCATGCATCGTTTGATGACGTGCTTCGTGGTTTCAGCCAAGAATATACCCCGATCCTTGAACGCTTAAAATCTTGGGTAAAAGTCATGTTTATGGAGCGAAGCAAATGCGCAAAGGCGGTGGAAAAGACCGCTACGGCAGACGCCGAAAGGTGTCGGGCAAAGCGTGCCAGGCTGTTGGAAGGGTATTTATCAGGTGCTATAGCGTTTGATGTTTACCGGCAGACGGATCTTGAGCTTGAGGGCAAGGTTAAGGCATCGGTCGAATTGTCGAAACAAAAGGTCGATTGGGCTGTGACTACCGAAAACGTTCTGTCCCGCTGTGCCCAGTTGCTAGAGGACCCAGTTGCCGTGTGGTCCCGCCTGGATCTGGATCGCCGGCGCAGGTTTATATCCGCCCTGTTCGACGGTGATTTGTACCTGGCACCATCCGGAGACGTTCAAAACTCCAAAAAAGCTGGAATTATCGGTGAATTGGACAAGATTTCAGCCGCGAATGGCGATGTGGCGTACCTGGCAGGACTATGCCAAAACCTATGCAGCCTGATCAAGAGATTTGATATGGCCGCTTGATCCGGTGGCCATTGGTATGGCGAAACACAAACAAAAGCTGACTCCTAAACAGGCCGCTTTCTGCCGCGAGTGGGTCAAGGACTACTGCGGCGCACACGCAGCGGAACGCGCTGGCTACGCCAAGAACCGGTCAAACATGGCTGCGTTCGGGCTCATGCGTAAGCCTCATGTTCAGGCCGAAATTGCCAGGCTACAGAAGGCCGCTGTCGCCCGCGCGGATGTGACGGTTGACCAGGTGGTCAATGAGCTGCGGCGGATCGCGTTTGCTCAATCTTCGGACGTTGTGCGGGTGAAGCGCAGGCACGTTGTTGTCACAGAAACCGACATGCTGACAGATGACCAGCGCGCCGCCGTGGCGGAAGTTTCCGAAACTGACCACGGGATACGGGTCAAACAGCATGACAAAGTCAAGGCCCTGGAGCTTCTGGGCAAATACCTGGCCATGTTCACCGATCGGACAGAGCTGTCCGGAGATCCAAACGCCCCGCTGGTTGTCGTGCAACCGCGGGAGCCTAAAACGTGATCACCCTGACAGCCAAGCAGTCCGCCGCGTGGTGGGAGATCCTCGAAAACCCAGACGTTCGCCGCGTCCTGTTTGACGGTGGGGCGCGGTCAACCAAGACCGCCCTTATCTGCGCTTGGCTCGCAGTACAGGCTGCAACCTACGCCGGCGCCATGATCCTGCTTGCCCGCAAATGCCGGGATCATGCCAAGGATTCGATCTACAACGACACCCTCCGCAAGATCCTGATGGGCCGGCGGGAATGGCGGTTCAGGGACTCGGACCTGGAGATACATCACCGGAACGGCAGCGTCCTCCGATGCGGCGGGCTGGATGACAAGGACCGGGTTGACAAGGTTCTTGGGACTGAATATGACCACATCTTTTTTAACGAGGCTACCCAGCTCACCTGGCCCACGGTGACCACGGTGCTCACCCGACTGGCGCGGTCAACCGTTCCAATCCGCAAGGCGATATTCGACTGCAACCCCAAGAACCAGCGCCACTGGCTCTACAAGGCAGGGGTGCTCCAGGTCGATCCGGATACTGGCATGGCGCTGTCAGACGCGGCCTTGTGGCGGCGGCAGCACTGGACCCCCTACGACAACCCCCACTTGCCGGCGGATGCCCTTGCCACCCTCGAATCACTGTCCGGAGTGCAACGCCGGAGGATGCTGGACGGTCAGTGGTGTGAGGCGGAGGGCGCGGTTTACGAAGAATTCGACGAAGACATTCACGTATGGCGCGGGCCGTTGCCCGCCGGCCATGAATCATGGCGCAAGGTGCGCGGGATTGACTTCGGCTATACCAACCCGTTTGTCTGCCTGTGGGGGCTCGTGGATCCGGACGGTTGCCTCTGGATCGTGCGCGAGCGGTATGTCCGCCAGGTCATTGTCCAGGAACACGCCGCGGCCATCAAGCTGGTCCCTGGCGCGTACCTGTGGACCGTGGCGGACCATGACGCGGAGGACCGGGCTACCCTCCACGCGGCCGGGATACCGACATGCGCGGCAAAAAAGGACATTGATTTTGGGTTGAAGGCTGTCCGGGCAAGGCTGAAGGTGCAACCCAACGGGAAGCCGCGTTTGATGGTGCATGAATCATGCCGGGAAGTCATCGGCGAGTTTTACGACTACACCTGGGAACCGGGCAAGGATACGCGCAATGCCAAGGAGGTCCCACAGAAGGTCCGGGACCATGCCATGGACACGATCCGCTACATCGTCATGCGGTTGGATCACGGCGGAGGATCGAGCGTGTTGATTTAGTGGCCATTGGTATGAGCAAAATACTGATGACCAGACGGCACCGCCACTACGCGGCGCGTATTGACCAGCTCCGGAATAACCTGCTTGCCATCGACGGCGGCCGCCCTTACATCGACGCGCGCCTGCATCGTGCCCCAAACGAGTCAGACGTTAGCTGGGAAGGTTCAGGAACCGAGGCCATACCGGGGCGCCGCCTCCGGGCATACCTCGTCAACGATGCCGGCCGCGTATCCAGCAAGATCGAGCAATACCTGTTTTCCAAGGACGCCAAACGTGACAGCATTGACAAGGCGTTCGAATCTGACACGACCACAACCGGCCTGTCAGTCAATGTATTCTGGCGCGAGGTATGCACGCAATACACCGGCGGTCAATGGGTGTGGCTCCACGCGGATCGCGGCGCGCCGGTCATTGATCCGGAAACCGGAATCCCGACAACCCGCACGGTGGCCCAGCGTGAGGCGGCCGGCGATCGCGTCTACTGGTCGATATGGCCATCCACCGACGTGGTTGACTGGTGTTTCGATGCCAGCGGCAAGCTCAAATGGTTACTCGCCGCTGACCGGCAGTATATCAACGCGGATCCGATGGTCGATGCTAAGGACCAGGCAGTCCGGATACTCTGGCAGCGTGGAGAAAAGGGGCAGGGTGCAACCTGGGCGCGGTACATTGAAAACAAGCAAGGCGGCGGCGATCTGATCGCGTCCGGCAGCATCTCTGTTCAGGACCTGCCGTGGATCCTGCTTGGTATCCCAACAAGCAAACCGTGGTGGTTTGATGACGTGGAAATGATCCAGTGCGCCCTCCTGAACATTGGCAGCCTGAACCACGAGAACCTGGTTAAGACCGTATTCCCGCAGCTGGTTGTACCGGCGTCCATGATCGAGGGCCTGGAAGCAAAGCTCGTGGAACGGATCGGCATGGACAAGGGTAGTCGCGTGACGGAAGTGGTCCGGGAGATCATCCGCGGCATGGACCGTCCATTCGTTGAATCCAGTGAAGACAACGGCCTCACCCGGTACCTGCAACCCAGCAATTCAGAGCTGAAGGCGTTACCCGAGGAGGAAGACCGCCGGCGCAAGCAGCTGTTTGACATTGCTGGGCTGGCCCTGTTCAACCGCGAATCCCGCCAGGTACAGACGGCGGAGTCAAAGCAGTTCGATCACCTTGACACCGCCAGCACATTACGCAACCGGGCGCATTTACTCCAGGAAGCGGAAGAAAAGCTGGTTGCGCTGTCGAAAGCGTTGGACACCAGTTTCGCGGTATATGAGCCGGTGTGGCCGCAGGATTTTGACATCCCGAACACCTCCGAGGATGTGATGGCGTTGACCCAGCTGGCCAATTTCACCGAGTTGCCGGGGCTGATGAAGCGGCAGATTCTGAAAGCCGCGTTGAAGCTGTTGGATCAGATCGAGGGGATCAACGACGAAGACCGCAAGGCGATCCTGGAAGAGATCGAGGCCATGACGGTTGATGGTCCCGAGATTGATTGACTGGCCATTTACATACGACGGCGCGGCCGGTTGATTTCAGGCCGTGGGGTTCGGGGACCCACAAAACACCCTGTGGAGCGAAACAACGATGAACATCAAAGACATACTGGCGAAGGTGACGAAGGGCGAAGAGTTGACCGCCGATGAAAAGGCGTTCCTTGCGGCTTACGACCCGCAAAAGGATTCCGATTCAGCCGCGGCCGCAGCGCGCAAGAAGGCGGAAGCGGATGCGAAGAAAGCCGCTGATGACCTGGCAGCCGCGCAGCAACAGCTCAAAGACCTTCAGGGCAAGCTCGATGAATCGGGCAGCCGCGGCAAATCCGACCTGCAGAAGTTGCAGGAACAGGTTGCCGGACTCACCAAGCAGATCGAGGCGGCAAACGGCGAGAAAGCCAAGCTGGTCCGCCAGCAAAAGCTGGATGACGTTATCCGCACATCGGGCCTGCAATTCGTCAAGGAAGTCGATGGCGGGATCATGCGCGGTGCGCTGGTCAATGAGTTCGGGCAGTTGACGGACGATGACCTGGCGGACGAAGCGAAGGTCAAGCCGGTGATCGAGACGTTTCGCGCCAGAAACAAGGCAGTGATTTTGGACGGTTCCGGGCATGGGGCGGGTGGTCCGCCGCACACACCGGAACAAGTGGCTGCTGAACGGCAAACGGCCATCGAGAAGATGACCCCCGAACAGCGCAAAGAGGATCTCAAAAAGCGCGGCATCCTGTAACCCAGGGCCGCATGGAAGGACGGTAAGTAGTCATGGGAAATTATATCACCCCGGCAATGGTAGCGCGTGATGCGGCAATCGCGAGCGAATCCCGTTTGCTCGTTGGAAACCTGGTCTCTCGGGACAAGGAAAAAATGTTCACCGCGGACAAGGTTGGCGACGAGGTTGGAATCACCATCCCGCCGCCCGTGACGGATGCGGGCGAGTTCACCGGTTCGACCGTCGCTGACACTGGCGCCGAAACGGAAGTGAAGCTGAAGCTCGAAAAGCATTTTTACAAGCGGAAAGACCTGACCACGAAGGAACGGTCCCTTGAGCTTTCAGACTTTACCCGCATCGTTACGATTCCGCTCGTGACCGGACTGATGTCGAGTGTGGACAAATACATCCTGCGGAAAATGCAGGTGTTCCGCGCACATCTGACCGGCGCGGTTGGGAATCGTCCCTCCACCATGGCGCACATCGCCGCCGCCACGAAGTCTCTGAACGATCGGTTCATTGACCGGAACGGGCGTATTGGCCTGATTGACACCACGGCCGAACAGTCATTCTCCCAGCTGGCGCAGTTCACCAGCCTGGAGTATGGCCAGGACGGACCGAGCGGTCTGCGTGATGCCGTGCTGGGCCGCCGGTATGGGTTCGGATTCACCACTGACCCGAACCTGGGCGCGTTTTCGCGGTCCGCCGCTGCAAACGATATCGCCGGGAC